GCGTTGTATGTTGCGCCTTGTGCTGAGTAAAGTGCGCGACCTGTTGTGTCTGCGTATCCTGCGATAGCTGCCCACTGGTCTGTAGAAGCAACAAGCTTGTTAGCGAAATCGCCACCAGTTCCCTTGTATGCTGCTGCACCTTCAGTTGCGATGAACGCCTGAAGTCCTGCTGCTGTTGTAGCAACATTTGTTGCTGCTGTACCTGAAGCAATTAGCTCTGCGATAAGTGCTGCATCTGTAGCCTTCTCGTATGCCTTGCGAAGTTCAGTCATCATTAATTCCATGAACGCAGGTGACGAACGATCAACAAGCTCGAAAGATACGCGCTGCAAGCCTGAGAACTTGTTCACTGTTACTGTGTCGTATGATGATGTCATACCTGTCTCAGATGGTGCTGAGCCTTCGTTTGTGTCTGCAACTGTTGGTGCAGTGTTAGGTGTTCCTGCGTTTGTGTACATGCGTGGAACTGTGAATGACATCCCTGACTCAGTTAGAGCTGCGCGTGTTACTGCATCGAACGCTGGACGACCTGTGAAGGTGTCAGTGATGAATGTGTTGAGGTGCTGAGGTAGTGTCAAGCCTGTGTTTGTTGATGTTGAATCATCTGCTGCACGAACTGTGCGGCGAGCTTCGTCATCACCAAGTGCTGCCTTGATGTTTGCCTCTAGGTATTGTGCTCCTGTGATAGGTGCAATGCGCTCGCGCACATGTGTAGTTGCTGTCACTACAGTTGGACGAGCAGCTTCAACCGCTGCTGCCTCTACTGCTGGTGCTGCAACTGTCTCTGGAGTATTCTCCACAGCTGTCTCGCTTTCTGTTGTGTTTTCTTCTACGACCTCTGGAGTTTCCTCAGCCGCTACATCAATGACTTGCGCAGACTTAAATGCTGGCTCTGTCACCAATGAAACCTCGAACAACTTAGCGGCTGACACATGCATAACGCCGCCCTTGTTTTTTGCAGTGATAACTTCTACACCTACTGAAAGACCTGACTGCAATCCTTCTTCAGCAAGGATAAGAGCTTCAGTGCCACGATTAGATCGTGAAATCTTGAAAGAAGCATAGATACCATCTTCATCTACTGTGAATGAAGTTGCCTTGCCTAATGGTTGCTTCATGTCATGTTGATTGAGCAACTTGATGGTCTTAGGATCTTCTGGAAGTGCGATTGCGCCCTTCTCGAATACGACCTTACCTGCTGAAGTGTTACCTACTTCGCCTGTGCCAGCTGGCACGATCTTGCCTGAGATTGTGCGCTCTTCTACATTGGCAGTCAGCTCAGATGAGAAGGTTAGGATCTGTTTTTCCATTATTCGATTCCTTCGTTTCCATTAGGTGTTAAATCTTCCATCTCCATAGCTTGCTCAAGTGTGATCAAGCCTAGAGATAACATCTTTTCAATTACTAACAAGCGTTCCATTGGCTCAGTCTTTAAGAATGACGAATCAACATCAAACTTGACCGCGTTGCCGCGAGCAGTGATGTCATCCATTGAAAGACGATCTTGAATCGCATTTACATAAGGTGCAACAGAGAGTGCGTAGAATTGCTTGCGCTCATCTAGCACATTTGCATAAGTCATAGAGTTATTTGCTTCTGCTGATACCAGATAAGCGGGGATGTTGCATAGACGAGCAATCTCAGTTGCTAGGAACTGCTGTGCTTCGTCATACATCATGTCTTTAGGTGAAAATGATGTTGGTTGGTACTCGAGAGTAGATGTCAAGTATGCAGTTGCACGATTTTGTCTAGCGTTCTTCCATGCAGCAAGAAGTCCAGCAATCTCTTTAGGATCTAGGTCTGCGCCATTGTTACGAAGTACACCTGAAGGCATTGGAGTGCTTGCAGCTAATACTGCTGCCTTACGAAGATCGATTGCTGCGCGAATTGTCTCTGCGCCACGCTCTAAGATGCCTTCATCGAATGCTTGGAATGTAATAAGAGATCCAACGCCCCACTGAGGACGAGCAACAGCATCGACATAATACTGTGTGACCTTTGTGCCATAAAGATCAGTCTCAAAAGTTACCTTGACATTTGGAACCCACTCGAATCGAGAAGGACGACCATCTTCTGCATAGACTTCAGTTACTTCCCAATAAGCAACTCCGTACATCATCAATGAATCGACAGTCCACGCCATTGTTACAGAGCGAGGCTGATTGATTGATGGCTGTTCAACCCAGATAGGGTTTCCTAGTTCTTCACCTGTGGACTTGCGATACAAGTTAAGTGGCAAATCTGCGACAACACCTGCAATGAGATTGCGGCATCGAGCTACAGATGGAACAGACATCGCTTCGTTACGATTAACGCGAGGCAGGATGTAGTTGTAAAGCGAGTTAAGATTCTCGCCCATAATTTGAGGGGCGTATTGCGCTAAAAGCGATGAACGCTTATCGTCATTAGAGATTGCTTCAGTTTTGCGAAATAGACCCATAGACTAATACTATACCATTTGTCAAGTAATTGGACAATTTGACAAGGTGTGTCTAAACATGGATTTGAGGCTTAGGCTGAGGGATCATTAGCTTGCTAACTGCCATGGCGATTCCAATAGGGGCTGAGATGTCACCTGCTGACTTTCGCTTGATAATACGCCAAGCCGAATCGTTGACCTTAGCTGCACAGTTATTCATCTGCTGGATGAACTCCTGCTGCCCATTGTGCACAACCCTATGGTTCACCAGACCTTCGAGAAGATCCCCGCACGCTTTATAAAACTGCTGCCCTGAGACATCCTCACAGACGACACCTGAGTTAGTTAGGCGGTCAGCAATGGTCTGGGTTGCGTACTTGTCAAAGCACACCAAGCGAGGCTTATAGATGTCACACCAAGCCTTTATACTTGCTGCCATCTTCAGTTCATCGATAGCAACCTGCGAGCTGTAAGTCTCTAGGATTCCAATACCAATCCTGCCGTCTGGCAATAATTGACCTGCTACCAGTGAGCCGTTACGCCTTGAAGGGCTAACATCAAAGCCGAAGATCGTGTAAGCCCCTGGCGGCATCTCTAGCGTTGAGTCCGATGTCTCCTCAAGGATGCCATGCGGCCAAGGGCTTGAAAGCGAGTCAATCCATTGACAGAGAGTCTCTGTACGAGTGTTTTCAATCGGTGAAGTCGCAATAGCTTCTTCAATCGCATCTTCTGTAATTGTGTACCCCATTGAGGGGTTAGCCATAGCCCATGCATTGCGATCGTCTATCTTGCAGTATTGCGGAGCTGAGTATTCATAGAATCCAAAAGACTTGGGCGGGTAGTCGATGGCTCGCTCTCGTAAGTCGTTGAGTACAGTGCTGAAAGCGTCTCCTGCATTAGAGGTAAGAAGCGTCTGAGAGTTTGGGTGAGCTCTAGTTGTAGGAGTTGCAGCTCTAAATCCATCTTCTGAGATCTCTCGAACTTCATCGATGTAGAGCAATCCATTGACTGATCTACCGCGAGAGCCGTCTCTAGTTGCTGCCACAACATCAAGCCTTGCTCCAGATAGCATTTCAATAGACTCTGTGCCGTTGGCGTGTCTGATCTGCTTGACGAATCCTTTGAGGTGGTCATTGGTCTCCAATAGGCTAGTTACTTGTCTGAAGGTGTCTAAAGCCATGCTTCTGTTCGAGCTCATAATAAGGACATTGGTATTCCACTTTATGAGGTGAGCCAGGATCAGCATACGCGCTAGATGGGTCTTACCATTCTGCCGCGCCACCAAAATCAGGTTTGTCTTACGAATCCACATGCCCTTCTTGTCCACAGTGAGCATGTCCTTAAGCACGAACTCTTGCCATGGGAGCAGTGGCATCTTCACGATCTCACAGAGGTCTTTTACATCTTGGAGCTTGGTTTCACCCTTGAGGAGTGGACTGTGAAGCCGTGGCTTGGTGTGACATCTATAAGCCGCGCCTTGTCTGCTTTGACAAGTACGCAACTCAGACGATCGCAGACCGACTGACTAACTCAGGTGTCGTCTGTGAGGATGTCTCTGGGCAGCAGTTCTACAAGGCTTGTGGCGACTTGCTAGAAGGCTTGGTCAATCATCGAGTCGTCCACAATGGACAAGCTGAGTTTATCCAGCAGATGAATAACTGTGCAGCTAAGGTCAACGACTCAGCGTGGCGTATCATCAAGCGTAAGAGCGCTGGAGACATTAGCGCACCTATCGGAATTGTCATGGCAGTTAGCAAGCTGATGATCCCTCAGCCTAAGCCTCAAATCCATGTTTAGACACACCCAAAGCGTGTTGTCCAATTACTTGACAAATGGTATAGTATTAGTCTATGGGTCTATTTCGCAAAACCGAAGCAATCTCTGAAGATAAGCGTTCGTCGCTTTTAGCGCAATACGCCCCTCAAATTATGGGAGAGAATCTTAACTCCCTTTATAACTACATCCTGCCTCGCGTTAATCGTAACGAGGCGATGTCAGTTCCATCTGTAGCTCGATGCCGCAATCTCATTGCAGGTGTCGTTGCTGACTTGCCACTTAACTTGTATCGCAAGTCCACAGGTGAAGAACTTGGAAACCCTGTTTGGGTAGATCAGCCATCAATCAATCAGCCTCGCTCTGTAACTATGGCGTGGACTGTTGATTCATTGATGATGTACGGAGTTGCTTATTGGGAAGTAACAGAAGTCTATGCAGAAGATGGTCGTCCTTCTCGCTTTGAGTGGGTTCCAAATGTTAAGGTGACATTCGAGACTGATCTTTATGGTACAAAGGTCACACAGTATTATGTAGATGCTGTTGCTCGTCCTCAGTGGGGCGTTGGATCACTCATTACATTCCAAGCATTTGATGAAGGTATCTTAGAGCGTGGCGCAGAGACAATTCGCGCAGCAATCGATCTTCGTAAAGCAGCAGTATTAGCTGCAAGCACTCCAATGCCTTCAGGCGTACTTCGTAACAATGGCGCAGACCTAGATCCTAAAGAGATTGCTGGACTTCTTGCTGCATGGAAGAACGCTCGTCAAAATCGTGCGACTGCTTACTTGACTTCTACTCTGGAATACCAACCAACATCATTCTCACCTAAAGACATGATGTATGACGAAGCGCAACAGTTCCTAGCAACTGAGATTGCTCGTCTATGCAACATTCCTGCTTATCTTGTATCAGCAGAAGCAAATAACTCTATGACTTATGCAAATGTGCTAGATGAGCGCAAGCAATTCTATGCACTATCAGTTGCACCTTATGTCAATGCAATTCAGGATCGTCTTTCAATGGATGACATTACTGCTCGCGGTAACGCGGTTAAGTTCGATGTGGATTCATCATTCCTAAAGACTGAACCAATGGAACGCTTGTTGGTAATTGAAAAGATGTTATCTCTAGGCTTGATCACACTTGAGCAAGCTATGGAGATGGAAGATTTAACACCTAATGGAAACGAAGGAATCGAATAATGGAAAAGCAGATCCTAACCTTCTCATCTGAGCTGACTGCCAATGTAGAAGAGCGCACAATCTCAGGCAAGATCGTGCCAGCTGGCACAGGCGAAGTGGGCAACACTTCAGCAGGTAAGGTCGTATTCGAGAAGGGCGCAATCGCACTTCCTGAAGATCCTAAGACCATCAAGTTGCTCAACCAGCACGACATGAAGCAACCTTTGGGCAAGGCAACATCTTTCACAGTAGATGAAGATGGTATCTATGCATCATTCAAGATCTCACGATCTAATCGTGGTACTGAAGCTCTCATCCTTGCTGAAGAGGGTCTGCAATCAGGTCTGTCAGTAGGTGTAGAAGTTATTACTGCAAAGAACAAGGGCGGCGTTATGCATGTGTCAGCCGCTAAGTTGTTCGAGGTTTCATTAGTTACCGAGCCAGCATTTAAGTCTGCTCAGGTGATTGATGTAGCGGCTGAGGAAACTCCAGAGGTCGTAGAAGAAAACACAACAGAAAGCGAGACAGCTGTGGAGAATACTCCAGAGACAGTTGCAGCACCAGCAGTAGAAGCAGCAGCGGTTGAAGCTGCTCGCCCAGTGGTGACAGCAACTACACATGTGCGCGAGCGCATCGCTCCAATTACAGGAGCACAATACCTAGAGGCTAACATCAAGGCAGCACTTGGTGATGACGAAGCTCGCCGCACAGTTCGTGCAGCAGATGATTCAACATCAACAAACACAGGCCTGACACTACCTCAGCACCTCAACACATTCATCACTGACACCTTCACAGGTCGTCCAGCGTTCGATGCAGTCACACGCGCTGCTCTAACAGAATCAGGCATGAGCTTCACAGTTCCACGCCTTTACACAAACGCTTCAACAGCGGATGTTGCACCAACAGTTGCAGACACTAACGAAGGTTCAGCACCATCAGAAACCGGGATGACCTCAGCCTATGATACTGTGAGTGTGGAAAAGTTCAGTGGACTTCAGCGCGTCAGTTTTGAGCTCGTCGATAGATCATCACCTGCATTTATGGAATTGATGATGACTGAACTTCGTAAGGCATACGAGAAGGCTACAGATGCAGCTCTTATCGCTAAGTTCATCTCTGCTGGAACAGCAGCAACAAATGTTGCAACAACAGCAGCAGGATTTCAGTCATTCATCGCAGTAGAAGGCGCAGCAGCATACAAGGGAACTGGCGGAGATTTCGCTAACAAGCTCGTGGCAAGCACAGACCAATGGGCGGCAATTGCAGGATACGCGGATACCACCGGACGCGCATTGTATTCCGCACAAGGCCCAACATACAACGCTTCAGGTGTAGCAACAGCAACATCTGTTCGCGGTGGAGTTCTTGGAACTGACCTGATCGTAGATCACAACATCTCTGCTTCAGGCATCTCAGATGACTCAGCCTTCTTGGTTGCACCGTCATCTGTGTATGCGTGGGAGTCACCAACAACTCAGCTTCGTGTCAATGTTTTGACATCAGGCGAGATCGAGATCAACCTTTACGGATACTTGGCACTTTATGTTGCTAAGTCAGGTAAGGGCGTTCGCCGCTTCGCAGTAGCGTAATTACTAGCAACTAAGTCGCTCTGAGGGGCAGTAGCCCTCTGCCCCTCAGGGTCTTTAGAAAGGAATCGGGATGCACTAGTAACAGTCGCAGAACTCCGTAGCACACTCGGAGTCGGTACGCTGTACCCCGATGCAACCTTGCAAGAAGTCTGTGATGCTTCAGATGCAGTTCTACTGCCTATGCTCTGGACTAATGCAACCTACAACATTGCACATAGCAACACAGCAACAACAGGCACACTTTACTTTCAAGACAAAGTAGAAAAAGTCTTTTATGTGGGTCAGACAGTAACCATCACTGGCAATGGCTCAAAGCACAACGGATCAAAGACTCTCACTGGAGTAGGCGATTACTCAATCACTTATGCAATCACAGGCAACAACAACACTCCAGCAGTAGAGCATCCAGTCCAACCTTTTGGCACAGTAACAGCAGACACTTATGTGGACTGGTCTGCCGATGCAGCAATTCAGAACGCAGCTTTGATGATCGCTGTTGAAATCTGGCAAGCTAGAACCGCTACCCTTTCAGGTTCTAACGCTATCGATTTCCAGCCCAGCCCTTATCGGATGTCAGCTCAGCTGCTCGCTAAGGTGCGTGGTTTAATCGCTCATGCGCTCGCACCTACATCTATGGTGGGGTAATGACCGCACCTATAACAACCCTTCGCACGACACTTGCCACAGCACTTGTGGATAATTCCAAGTGGCAGACTTTTGCATTTCCACCGGCAACAGTCCTTGCCAACTCTGTAATTGTTTCTCCAGATGATCCTTATCTGACACCTAATAACAACAGCCAGATTTCAATCAGCCCAATGGCTAACTTTAAGATCGTGATGACTGTTCCACTTTTTGACAATGAGGGAAATCTCAACGGCATTGAAGATACTGTCGTTGGTGTGTTCGCTAAGTTAGCGGCATCATCTCTGGTCTATAATGTAAGCGCAATCAGCGCACCTAGTATTCTCAACGCTGCTTCGGGTGACCTACTCAGCTGCGAGATGTCCGTATCAATCCTAACGAGTTGGAGCTAACCATGACCGACATGGCACAGTGGGAAAAAGAGCAGGAAGCCTTTCTGATCAAAATCGGTCAGGTAAAGCCAGCAGCAGCAAAGCCAGTAACTAAGAAAGAAGAGGAATAATCCGATGGCAGTTTATTTAGCAAATACAGGAGTTCTAACTGTTAATTCGGTTGATCTCTCATCATTGGTCACAAATGT